CCTGGATACCAAAACCGTCTAAATCAAAAAATTCGCTGAAATCTTCGTCGAATGCCATATCTAAATCTTCTTTTTACTTTTCTTTGGTGCTTCGGCGGCGGCAGAATATGCCATGGCCTTGCCCATCCTAATTAGCGTTTTTCCGTCTTGTTCGCTTACTTCGGCGATCGAACCGACTAACAAATCTGTACCGCTTGCGGCGGTTGCTTTTAAAATCTTTACTTGCATAAATTCCCCCTGGTTAAAAGTGGGCGGGTTTTACCCCGCCACAGTGTCTAGGGTTTACGAACCACCAGAGCCTTTAGCGAACGATTGCGCGTGACGAACAGCAATATCGACATCCTGCATACAGACTACGCGAACGGTGCCAGACGCAGAGCCAGTGGACGTGTCAACGTTAATGTCCAAGCCTCCCCACATGCCGATTATCAAATCTGCCCAGTTACCAAAAACAGCGGTGTTGGCCGTCATTTGATTGGTCACAGCCATTTGGTAGCCGTTCACCTGGCCGTTAGCCATTACAAATTGACCCGAACCGCTGTCCTTTGCTTTCTGCTTCATGGCGCCAGCCATTGCGGCTGTTGACACATAACCAAGAGAACCAAACAAAGCGTTGTCGATAGAAACTTGCGATTCAACATCGATCATTTCGCCGAAAGTCGGATTACCCGCCGAGCCAAATGTTACAGCGCCAATGCCGGTGGTGGCCAAAATGCCTGTAGGCTGGTTACTTGAACCAGTGCCGGCAATCGCCGCCAGGTCAATCGCCATGGCCAAACGCATTGCCAAATCGTTGCGTACAAAACCTTCAATATCAATTGAACTTTGGAGCAATAGCTTTCGAGAAATATCACTAAAGCTGCCAACAGTTTTGCCGGACATTGTTACCTGGTCAAACGTTGCCGCCGACTCAGTAACAGCGCCAGATTCAGCAACCCAATACGCTGTTGCACCACCAGTTTGACGTGGGATAGCAACGTTGCCATTAAGATCGCGCAACATTGTTGCTCCCATACTAGCAACGACCATGGCGTTTTCTAGCGACTCAATAAACGAATTACTTAACAAGTCGGTTGCAACAGTATTGCCGCCGGCGGTTGCTGTACCCACGTTTAGATCACGCTTTAAAATTTCACTAGGTATGAAAATGCCCTGGGCTTGTCGGCCCATTTGCTCACTCGCTGCGCGTGACGCTTCAAATTCAAACGCTGCCGCTTCTTGGGCGCGACGATCATTTGGATTAGATAAGGCATGAATAGCACGCATAAACGAAAAATTGCGCACTTCCTTTTCGGATAAACCAATTTCGGTTGAAATAACTGGTGCTGGCTTGCTGATATTGTTTAAAACGTGGCTGCGAAATTCGTTAGCAGATTGACCGCTGGTAATTGCGCTTCGTGCGTCGGTTGTAAAACCGTGCTGCGCGCCGATCGCTTCAATGTCTGTGATTCGGCCTAGCTCGGCTTTTCTCACGTCCTCTAGTGCAAATGTATTGTCGATTACTGTTTCAACTTCTGGTGCTTTCGTATCCATTATGGATTCCTCTACTGGTTTAATTAGTGCATTTGTAACTTCGGTAATGTGTTCTCCGGCCACTGCACGACCAATACCCACCTGGGCGTCGGCTGGAACGCTGACCATTGAAATTTCGTACGGTTCCCAATCGGTTGCCCGGTAGGATTCCAAGCCGTCTGTTTCAGATTCCAAAGCCATTTTGTGTATGCGGTATCCCACGCTTACACTTTTACGAATGCCATCTTTAACGTCTTGCCAAATTTCCTCGGCGCGTGCGCTTTTCCCAAAGCGAACCTGTGCCCGGCCAATCCGGTCGCCACTGATAACCACAGACTCGACGACGCCAACATGGTCGGTTCCGTCGTGGTCTACTAGAACCGGACCACCATCATTCAACCGGCCAAGGCGAATGGATTTAGGGTCATGGTCCAAGATTTCATCACCGAACCACCTTGCAACCGGTGACTCGCTGGAGAACGCCAATTCAACTGTCCTGGCATCCTCGTTAATTGCGTCCCTGGATAGATCAAAAGACCGATGCAAAGAACCTGTATTAATCGTCTTGTTGCTGCTCATTTGGCCCCCCTGGGGTTTCAACTTGTTCAACGGCAATGCCGTATTGTTTCAATAATTCGTTTTCGGCTTGCAACTGCGCCAGGGTATCTTCAAAGTCCCGACCCGCCATGGCTGCAACTTCGGTCCTGGACATAATGCCCATTTCAATGCCTAGCTTGCTGGCTTGCTGGTCTTTCAATGGGTCAACCCAAGCCCATCCTCGCGGCTGAAATTCAACATTTGTGAATTTTTCCATTTTCCGCTGTGGTAGTGCCAGGGCTTGGGTTGTCAAAGCCTGCACCAACCAGGCACGATAGACCGGGCGGCAAAGCTGTTGGCTCAACCAGTTTTGAATAGTTCGCCACTGTTCCCTTTCTTCAAGTACGCCGGACCGGATAGACGAAAAGTTAACGCCTTCCAGGTCGTTTGCCAGGGTGTTATAGGCAACGTTTAAACCACTGGCTGCACCACGCAACGCGGTTTTAATAAACGCCTGGTATGCGCTGGTTGGGTGCTGTGGGTCGAATGCTTTAAAATCCATACCAGCGGGCAATTGTTCTAAAACGCCCGGCTCCATATCCATCAATAAATTGCCGTCTTCGTCTTCGTCGCCAACGTACTGGTCGCCGTCGGGTGACGTATAAAAACCCATTTTGCTAGACGATATGCGCGCTGCGATTAGTTCGGCTTCTTCATATGCCCCAACCTGGTTTAATCTATTTATTGCGGTGTGCATCCAGGGCACCCCTCGGCTTTGTCCTGGGCGATCGGACATATACAGATGCAAAACGCTAGACGCCAGGACACGCTTATAATGTCGACCATTAAATTGGGTAATGTTATCGCCTGGGTGGCTGCTGTGTAGGTGATACGCGACGGCCGCGCCCCACTCGTTTAACTCCACACCCATCACAATGCGATTGCCATTTGTCAGATTTTTGTTAAGTGATTCGTCGAGTTGATCGGCTTCGATTACTTGGAGCGCAAAACCAAACGGATTGTCGAAACCGCGAACCATGATTATTAAAACTTCACCATCACGCGCAATGGATTTAATGGCCATATTCTGTACATCAATCCAGGATTGCCGACCGGTCACGGTGCAATTTTCGATGTTCGACCAGGCGTTAAATGCGGCCTCGATTGCAATATTATCCTGGCGGTCGAGTGTTCCATCATCACGCCTGGACCTGGCTTGCATTTTTATTCCATGGGTGCCAACAACATTGGCCGACGTCATGCTTAAAAACTTTCTGGCGTAATCGTTGTTCATGCAAAGGTCGCGCGATCGACTGCGTATCACTGGCAGAACGTTAAGTAATTCACCATTGGCTGAAAGGGTGCTGCCCTTAAAATCGCCGTTTAACCGATCAATTACCCCGGCCGAATACCTTCGCTTTTGTAGGTTTTTTTGTTTGCGCTTTTCGGGTGCTTCTTTTTTATTACTAAACCAGCCCATTAAACAAACCTCGTTTTGATTTTGCCTGAGTGGCCTAGCCCATTTTTAATTCGCTCACGCCGCACCTCGGCGTTATACATTGCCTGGTAATTATTTTTTAAACGCTGTAATTCTTCGACAGACGTGCGAGTTAAAGAACGGCCATTCAAGGAATAACTTTCCTGGTCTTTGGTAGCCCGTTTTTCAATCACCGCCATTATTGAATCCAAAACCTTTTTGTTGTGGCTTCTTGGGTCAGATGTTGCCAGGTCCCGGTTGGGGCTAACGTCAAACGTGCCAGAATCGATTGTGATTCGTTGGCTGTCGCTTGCGCGAGTGATATACGCTTGCCAATGATAGACGCCTGGGGGATAGGCGGCCGTTGTTGCGCTAGGAATTTCAACGATAAAGTCGGTTCCGCTGATCGATGCGGTAATGGTGATTTCTTCGCCGCCGTCGGCTTCGCGCCTGGCTGAATAGGTTAGAGCATAACCACTTGAATATGGCGCCAGGTCTAGGCGTTTCCACGACCATCGATCACCGGCGATAAATGCAAGTGGCTCTCGCTCCGGGTATTCGTTGCTATCAAACAGATTTGACATTTATTACCACCACAGAAAATATGTGATAGGTATAGGTGTGTTTTTTATTTGACGCAACTTTATAGTGCCGCGCCTTTCTCCTATTTTAACCTGGTGGCGTAATTGCCTTTTTTTGTTCTCCTGGTTGTCCGTTTCCTGGTTGGTTTTTCTGTCGACATAAGCGCGCTTTTTTCTGGCTCCGATGGTATCGCGGCATTGTGTTTTGTTGCACGCTTACTTGCCAGGGCGGCTAGTTTGACGTTTAAATTATCCAGGGCTGCATAAGCATACGCCAAGCAATCAAGCGCCTCGTTTCGCTCCCTGGTTTTGATGAACTCCATGATCGGAAAACCGCGTCGATATTTTGTAACCATTTTTTCGGCGGTTAATTGGAAAAAATATTCTTCGTCCAGGTCGACACCAAAATGAATATATCCCTCGCCGCTGGTTAATTTTAATCGGCTGTATATGGTTCGTTTGGCCGTATCTACACCAACGGTATACATTGGTGTTCTGGTCCTTCCCACGGGCTTGGGTTTAGTGGTCAATGGCCGTCCCATTCCAGCCTGGCCTTTGATCGCAAAAACGCGGCGGCTGCTCCTGGGCTTTGTGAATTGATAAACATATTCAGTCAGATAACCCGAATCAATCGCTGCCCCTGCAATTCTATGGCCGTCGTAGGTTTGGGTTAAAGCGTCGTCCAGTTCGCGCCAAACCTTTTGCTGTGTCGGGTCGCCGTAAATTACAACGTGGTCCAAAATCCAACACTCCTGGTCCAATCCCCAACCGACAATCGATACCTCGATGCGGTCCTTTTGAATGTCGGCCCCGGCGGTCAATAAAAGCACCTCCGGCGGGATAGCATCAATCGCGTAATTTTCTTTTCTATCCATTAATAAATGTTCGCTTAGACTTTCGCCGGCTTCCTCCCAGGTTTCGCCCAGGGAAGTATTAACCCACGTTTTCAATGTTTCCGGGTTCTTTTTGGCTTCGACAAAATCAACGGCAACATCAGCAAATGTTCGCCACGGTGAATACAATTCATTAAGGTGAAAACCCGCCACCGTACCCCCCGGATATTCAGCAATCCATTTTCCGTCGCGCAACATTTTTGGCTTGTGTTTATTTTCAATGACGCCGCCGCACGCCTTGCACACCATGACGGCTTCGGCGGGATTCCCATCAGGCCACTGGACGTTGGCCCAAAGTAGGCGCTGACGCTCGGCGCAATGAGGGCAAGGCACATGGTAATAACGGCGGTCTGAAATATTAAATTCTTGCTCAATTCGGCACGCTCCTTTTAATGTTGGTGTGCTAGTTAATATTATTTTTCGATTGTGAAATGTCGTTGTTCGTTTTTTAATCAAGTTAACCGGGTCGCCCTCGGCGCCGGCGCTTTGCGGGTATCGGCTCACTTCGTCACAACAGACAATTCGTATAGGACGCGACGCCAGGCCGGTGGGTGAGTTGGCGCCGGCCATGGTAATGTGGCCACCAGGGAAACTTTTGTGGAATAACGTGTTGCTTGATGCCCGGCTCTTGTTATCGGCAATTAACGATTTCAGCGCGGGCGTATCTCTCACCATTGGCGCCAGGCGGTCATGGCTCCAGGTCTTGGCCATGTCGACCGTGGGTTGTATTACCATTATCGGCGCAGGGTCTTGGTCAATAAAATAGCCAACGATATTTCCAATGATCTCAGTTTTACCCACCTGGGCCGACGTCATAATAACTATTGTTTCTATCCTGGCATCGGCAACGGTGTCCATAATCTCGCGCTGGTATTCGGCCCGGCTGGTTCGCCACCGCCCTGGCTCCGCGCTCGATTCTGCGGATAGCCTGCGGTTATGGTCTGCCCATTCGCTAACCGTTAGCTTCGGCGGCGACTTCCAAATCTGTTGCGATTGACTCAAGGCGTTTAGTATATTCGTTAGGTA